GGACCATACTGGCTCCCTTTATTCTTCCATTCTTTGAAATTCCTACGGTTATCGAAATAGAAGAAACCAAACGACAAGGCTGGGATATCTTTGGCCTCATGGGAACTTATACCACAACAACACTAGAACCTGTAGATGGTTACCTTCTACTCAAAGAGAATAGACAAATTCTCATAAGCATTGTGGGGTTCTACTTTGGGAATGCAGTAGCAGCAAATAAAGCATGAAACACTTAAGTCTAGTAATGACATTATTTCTTTTAAGTTGTGAGACGGGTCGAGTAATTAATAATGCAAAACCTATCCCCGGTTCAGAAAAACTCAATAATATAGCGATTGCCGCAGATACCGCAACACGGACATGGATTCCATGGTATTTTCTGTTGGTAGCAATTTTAATTTTTATTACGATAAAGGTATGGAAAAATAAAACCTAACCTTGAATTCTTTCATAAAGACACTTACAGACATAATAAGCATCTACCACATCTGAGACAGGATTAGTTACGCCTTTCTTCATGGGTGTCATTAGGGCCTTAAGATTATATCCGGTTTCCTCTTTAAAGAATTCATGCATTTCAGTTTTATTTGCAGTTCCATTATCTGTTGCCCTTTTCTTCACTTCAGAAGGGCTGATTATATCAACAGGAATGGACTGCTGGAAGAATTTATACTTTAAAATTCCTGTATTCTCTGCAATATGAAATACTCTTCCCTTTGCATTATATGCATATCCTTCTAACGCTACCTGCTCACAACCATGGCAAACATCTATTGCCCATGAAGAAATGCTATCGTATCGTTGACAGTCATGATTATATTCATCGAAAATATGTCCATGAATATTAGTTAAAAATGTTTTTGCATATTTCTTTGTGTCTGTGAGATAATAAAACTTACATTTAGTAAAACAAAAGGAATGTTTATCTTCCCCATTGTAAACACAAATTGCCGGTCCTCGTAAAGAGTAGTCTATGCCTGCGATAACCATATAAGTCTCCACAGTATATAGAAGAACCCCCACCATATATGGAGGGGGTTCTAAACTCATTAATAGAGGTGATCCAGCAGATCTCTTTTATCTAACGAGTATTATTATCTATTCAGAAAGTAACCTGAATCATGCTCCGAATAAGATACTGTCCATCAGTATCCGAAGACTGCCAACCAGTATCATCAAGGTTATAATCACTGTCAATTCCATTGAAAGAATAACCAAAAGAGTTAGTCCAACGAACATTGGAGTTGAAGTTATAATTCACACCAACAGTACCGACATTCAGGTTGGTATCAACACCATCAAGAACACCGTATTCATACTGGGCAAATAGCTGCATCTGATTATCAAGATCATAACTGGCAGTACCAACTAGGGCGTAGTTGTTCCAGCTATCATTCCAATTCGATGCAACATACGCTGCATTAAAATCAAATCCCCAGAAATTTACGGTTGCATCAACCGTATAACTGTCATAGTCTTCGACAGCCGTGTTCTGGGAAGCGAACGCACCACCAAGGGTGATGTTCTCAAATGCATCAAATTCTACACGAGCACTGTAACCATAGTCGTTGTCACCAAAGGTGCTATTGTCGGTGTTGAAACCGTCATTATAGGAAGCGTACACCGTGAAAGCGTCGAACTTACGGCTAACTTCGAGTCCCTGTGACCAACCCTGACCATAGGTGAGTGCGGTGATGCTATAATCACCGTCAACAAGAGTAGTAGGATCAGAAACATAACCACTAAAGAAGTTGGTTACGAATTGTCCTGCCTTCACATCAAAACCACCGAAATTGTTGCTCAAGAAAGCATCCTTGAGTTCAAAATCAGAATCGCTCCACTGTCCGCTGACAGCGTAATCAAAATCGTAGACCTTACCCGAGAACTTAATTCGGACCCGATCCATATCAAATCCTCTAGTAGAGGTACCTGAACCATCATCACTATAAACATAACGGAACTGAACAAAACCAGAAACATCAACTGTAACTGGGTTATTCTCTTCCGAATTGAGACTAGTGTGAGTCATCGAATCTTCATGTACATTCTCGATAATCATCTCTCGTTCTGAGAGGACTTCTGTATCGAGAACATCTGCATTGACTCCGCCCGCGAGCGGAATCGAAAGTAAAATTGTTGCAAAATTAATCATAGAGTTTCTCCTTTAATGGCTTTAGCCACCCCAAGTAGTTATTGAGTCCCAAATGGTTGCGACTGCATCGCGGAACCAAAGGACGCCATTCCATGCGAATGGGACAAGGGCTAATGTGACTAGGACAGAACGGGTAATTCCGATCTTTCCAAGACAGTTCTGCACAACATCGTTGCCGCAACCTGCGGCGGGGCAATCTCCAGTAGTTTTACTCATAGGTTTCTCCTTTTGTTAGAGTATGATATTCGACATATCCGTCAAATACGCTGGATTGGTAAAAGTTCTATTATAGTATCAAATTGTAGTTAAGTCAACTACTTCACATGAATTTCCTGAACAAGCAAACGTTTGCGTTCCTGCTGTATTGTCTTCTTGTTCGTACTCTCCTAGTTTACTCCAATCCACATCCTGTGGCATGGAGGCTAAAATTTTATTGTATTCCTTTTCAGTACAGTCCTGATAAGGAGCTTGTCTATATGTATGATCCGAGAAAGGTAAGAAAGAGACTCCAGACACATCATCAAAGTGTTCCCACACCCAGGCACCCACTGCCATCCACTCTGATTCCTTCACAGAGACGGTTACCGAGGGTTTATGTTCACACCAAAATTTTTGATATGTTAACCAAAGTTCCAATTGTTCCAATGCAGTCAGATCTGTGCGGAATACTGCATGTTTTGAGGCTTTCATGGGGAACGAAAATACCATAGTATGCTCTGGCTTCATAACATCTGGCTCACATGGAAACCCCACCTCATTCATGAAAATGCATAGAGGATCCTTCATATCAGCACGTACAGTACGGACGTAGTATGGGTTGTGACGAGCGTGGATCCCCGAGGCTGCGTCCACGAGCTGAGAGACGGTTCCACTGGGTTTCACACACGTAATAGCAACGGATTCATTGATTCCTATGCTCTTTGCTGCTTTCTTGTTCTCTTTGATCGCAGTAGTCTTCAGATGCGTCAGAAGCTCTTCTAGTCCCTTAGACTTACCGTTAGTGAGCTTACAGTCCATGATACCAGTCATTGATACACCAAGGAGTCGTTCGTCCTCACAATTTCTTCCCCATTCACTTGAAAGGTACTTGAAGTTTGTAAGTGTAGATTGCCATGTGCCAAGAATGGTGGCAAGACGGACCTTTCTTTCTAGAGACTCTGTGGTGTCATTACTACGCACAACGATCTCTGTGAGATTACAGAATTCTTTATCACGAAGAATAATTTCACTGCACGGGTTAGTACCAAAATCATAATCTGGATCTCGGAGTCGGTACTCTTCTCCCATGGATTGGCGGTGTTCATTTGCATGTATGATCTGCTTCTGTGCCGCGACACGATTAAAGATGCCACGCTCACCAGACTTGCTTTTATAAAGAGACAGCCACTCCTCCATGAACGTGCCAATTTCTGGCTTTTCTTTATATGCTACTGAGTTATTCGATAGTGCTCTTTGCGGGTCGGAAATCCACCACTGTCCGTGCTTCGCATCACGCATCCGCTCATCGGTAAGGGATGATAGTGAGATAAGGGCGCTTCTTCGTACTCCCCCCACAACGACAATTTCAGCAATCTTGCAGACGATATCGTGACATTCGATGGATGTGAGTTTTCTTCCAGAAGCTTTTTTATAGGTTTCCACTGTGAATCGGAAAAGATCGTCCAGTGGTTTCGGCCCCGAAGCTCTACCACCGAAAGTTTTGAGTTTCTCTCCGGCAAGGCGAATCTTTGAGACATCCCACTTGGGAATTTGACCTCCAATAAGCAAAGAGGTAAGTTCCTTATATGACTTGGCCCAACCCATCTTACTATCTTGTACAACAATAGTTGTATCACTGTCCTCAAACTCCTCTGCGATAGTGGGAAGTTTAGTTAGAAAGTCACGTTCAACACTAAATCCAACTCCAGTACCACACATCAACACATATAGAATTTCATCAAAGGATCGAACTCTTCCTGCACTCACAAAGGAACAATTATATCCCGCAATATTGTCTCTTTTGAGTGCCTCACCGGCCGTCATGAGTGCTCTCATCGAAGGCATAATCTCTAGATTAAGAACAGCCGTTTCTAACTCTTCTCTTTCCTTTTTGGTAACGATATAATTATGATACTCTTTGAGATGTTCTTCAAAGAAATTAAAATATCGAGTTACTGTTTCTGTCCAAGTTTCTCTTCTTTTTTCTTCTGGTAACCACCGCGAGTATCGTGAAAGATGAATAAATGATTGATACAACGAAGGAAGATTTTCACGCATTAACTGTCTCCAAAAGATTCATTATATTATGAATCGATTCATTATGTAAGATTATATAGTATCTTACTTCATATGCAAACTATAAAACTCAATAAAATTTAGGGGGTTGGGGGAGTATAATCAAAACCACCATTTGCCACAGCACTATAAAAATCTTTTCTATCATAATAAAAATAGCCGAATATGGACGCGTCCTCGTTGCTAAAACCCTCCGCGCCGGGTACCCAGTTTCCAAACCCTGTATTATTTACATCTGAAACTAATGTACCTTCGGGAGCACTCATACCATGGTCAAAGGAGACTATATCGGCCGAATTTCCTTGTATAAACGTGCTAAAATATTTGAGTCCATAAGGCCCCATTTCAGTGGTTCCATTGGAAGTTAGTCCTTGTGGTACGGACATAGAGGGTTCTTGTCCTTGATTATATGCTACAGCTTGAGGGGGGATATAGGCATTTCCGTCCCCGCTATCCCAAAATTTCATACCGGGGGGTGGGCCAAAATTGCTACTTGCGGTATAAGCCCTGAATGTAATACAGTTACCATCCGGATTAAAAATACTATTGCTCATATCTACACCATTACCAATTGTCTTCCATGAGTTGTTGTCTGTGACAGGTTCATCATCCAACACGGATAATCCTTCATTATCATAAATTGGTACAAATTCCAAATAGTCAGGTGCAGCATCATTCCCCCATTTTATATAACCTTCATCTACTCTACTAGTATCAACACCATTATCCAGATGGATTTCGTCCCCATAGAATTTCGGCGCCGCCACAAATTTCTCTGTATGTACATCATCATATAACAGATGTTTACATCGCCCATCATACATTTCACCAGTATATGTGAGGCCGCTTCCAGCCAGCTCGTTAAAATTAATTTTCGACTGGCCGGCCAGTCGTATATTTTTAAGTATAAAATGATCCAAACCCTGCACATTTATGTTTCCATTTCTCGTTGATGCTGGAGTAGAATCGGCCTTAATACCGACGAAAACTAGATTTTTAACACTGTGTTGCAATCTCCAATTTCCTCGAATATCACCCTCTCTGTTACCAATATAAGGGAGTCCTGTACGGTAATCCGGCTCCCCTTCTACCCCCTGTGTCTGAATAGGGCGCCCATATCGACTATGCGCATAGCAGGACATATGGAATAATTGACCAAAATTATTCGTTGACCACATATCTGCATATATTCTATTATCCAGACATCCAAAAACGGTATCAACGTATTGCAGCTCATCACCGTGTTTAGTATTACTGCTTGTTAAGCAACTCCTTTTGCCGGTGAAAGGTATGTTTCGTACATCCCATCTACAATTAGCAATACAGCCCGGATGACCGGCACTATCCCCTTGACAAAGATGTTCTAGGTTGTTTTTAAGAAGAGTGGGTTTATCAAATCGTTTTGAATATAACGCATGTAGTTTACAACCAGTTGCCATGAGCATCAGGGCACCATCGTTGGCAATGCCACGTTGGCTCAATGTCTCTGGGCTAGTGTGTCCGCCTACAAGTTCTTCTCCAGCATCTGTTAGAACCACACCACCGCCAGCAATTCCATACATTTCGGGTATGATGAGATTATCGGGACCTAGAGTACCCACATCTCGTGGAGGCAAGCAATTAGTGTTCAGCTTACACATATGCATTACGGGTGATCCCTCATTATCATAAAGCGTACAACCTGTATCCTCAGGTGATGAC